ACGATCGAGTGGTTCAAAAATTATGCCAGTCAACAGTAAATGGATCACCACTTTCGCGATCCTATGAGTGCCGGCGCCATTGCCGCCGCCGCGACGTTGGCATATATCCACGTCAAGGCGTCCATGAACAAGGAGAAGCTTCCAAACTCCGCCTACTTCAAGCCGGCGTTCCTGGTTGGTCTCCTCGTGTACTTTATCGTGTCCCAGGGCGCGGGCTCGAAAGAGTCCATTTCGCACGATCCGTTCTAGTTAAAGTCTACAGACGTCATATACCTAATGGCGACCACCGTTTCTGCTTTCAATGACATGATGCAACAGTTCCTCGACGAACTCGTACTCACCTTCCCTGAGGAGAAGTCGTTCGTCAAGTACCAGGCATCTTTCAGCATGATTCGCAAGGCGCGTCCTCGTGCCGTGCTCGAGAGCTTCATGAAGTCGATCGGCCCGGTTGCTTCCCAGCTGATGGAGAAGAATGAGTCGTTTTTCAAGGAGAATTCCGATTCAGTGCCTCTGCTCAGCGAGCTGAACATTGCCAAGATTTGGGGGGATGATCTGTCATCCTCGACCAAGGAGGCAATCTGGAAGTACCTCCAGACGCTCTACATTTTGGCGTCAACCATCAGTGCTCTCCCAGCCGAGACGCTCAGCATGATTGAGAGCGTTGCCGAAAAGTGCGCCAAGCAGATGACCGAGGAGGGCATCACCGGTGAGGAGGCGCTCATGAAGAACATGTCCGGTCTCATGTCTCAGCTCATGGGCTCGGGTGGTCTTGCAGGGCTCATGGGCGAGAAAAAGATCTCGGAGTAATTCAATATGGACATTGCCCAAGAAGTGTTCAAGCAAGACAAACTTATGGACTTTTGGCCGTCCGATCGCCAGACGGCCAAGGAGCGTGTCGAAGCGACGACCCGTTTCATCGTGTATGCCGTCGTGATTCTGTTTCTGATTCGCCGCGATTCACGCGTTGTGCTCCTCGGTGGCCTCGTGCTTGCCGTTCTGTATGGTCTTTATTTCAACAACATGATCCCAGAGGGGGCTCGTTCCGCCTATGTTGCCAAGGGGCTCAAGGGCTATACCATGCCGACTGTTGACAACCCCATGGGCAACATTCTGATGGGTGAGTATTCGACCAACCCTGACCGTTCGCCGGCAGCATGGTACCCGTCAGTGCGCAAGGAGGTTCAGACGGATTTCGACATTGTTCACCCGTTTGAAAAGGTGCGTGACTATGACCGCAATTTCTACACGACGGCAAGTACCACAATTCCCAACGATCAGGCGGCATTTGCCCAGGCTGCATACGGTCGCCCGTTTGCGCCTCAGTGCCGCGACACCCCGGGCGCATGTGACCCAGAGGGCAACCCGAACGCTCGTTTCCCGGAACGTGTCCAGATGCGTGGCGGCAACGGCGGTGGCTACCGTTAAAAATGTTCACACCTAGAAAGAATGCCTCGGCTTCAGACTGACGGTGTCGTCCTCGAGGATGGAATCTGGAAGGGTCCTTCCAACACAAACTATGTTGACATGATCATGACCGACGATGCGCTTCGCTCCCAGACGAGCTCGCGCAACAACAAGTACTGGACGGCCGAGAAGTTTGACTTCCCGACCCTGTACGAGGTGAATGAGCCGGTTCGCGTCCAGCTCAACGACCCCATCAGCACGTACGCCGTGTACCAGTCCGAGTCATTTGCCCAGCGTTACGGCGGCAAAAAGTAGATTTTTTATAGCAGTTGTAAGTAATATGGACCCTTTGTCCCTGGGACACACACGATTTATCACCAGAGCAAAAGTTATCCATGGTGACAAATACGAGTATCCCGAGTTATATAAAGGAAGTCTTACACCGATAACCATTCAGTGCCGTGTTCATGGAGAATTCCAGCAGAAGCCTAAACATCATTTAGTCGGAAAAGGGTGTAAACAGTGCGGTAAAACTTCTCTTCGAACACACGATCACTTTCTAGAGAAAGCGGTGAGTATTCATGGGCAAAAATATGAATACCCTGACGAGTACAAAGGTATGCGTACTAAATTAGACATCAAGTGTCATATTCATGGTATTTTTAGACAGAAACCAGATCATCATGTAAACCAACGACAAGGGTGTCCAAAATGTGCCAGTAACGGTACGTCCAGAGTAGCATTGGAATGGCTTAGAAGTCTTAATATCCCGAATCTTCGAACATCAGATAGTTCTGACGGAGAATTTCGAATTCCGGGTACGCGATGGAAAGTAGACGGTTACGACGCATGTACCAATACAGTCTACGAATATCATGGGGATTACTGGCACGGGCATCCAGGGCATAGAAACTATCAGGGAGAAGGTGTACATCCCACGCACAAGACGTCATGGGACAGTGTATATGCCAGAACAGTCGAACGTGATAAAAAGATTGTAGAACTGGGGTACACGTTAGTTGTTAAATGGGGGTCTGAATAAAATGTCCAAATACAGTAATGGACCCGCTCTCGTTGGCGGCGATTGTCGGTCTTGTCTATTCGGGCAAGAAAATCAGCGATGCCAAGGAGGAACAGCAGCAGGTGCCTACGATGCTCGCGCCCAAGAAGATTACGCGCGCCGAGCTTGATCTCAAGAGCTTCCGTCGCTCCCAGGACCCCGTCTTTGACGAGACGATCATGACGCCCGACATTGGTCGTGGATTTGCGGGAAATCCCGATTGGCGTCTTCGCCCGAAGGAGGCGGTTGCGAACATGGGCGATATCGTCAAGGATGGGAAGCGTTTCCCGTTTGGTCAGCCCGTGTATGACGTGTCGTACCGCGAGAATGTCACGAACAGGATGAACAACCTGAACCCGACCGAAAAGGTGTACGTCGGCCGCGGTCTCGGTCTCGATCCCAACACGACAGCAGCCGGTGGGTTCCAGCAGTTTTTCCGTATCGAGCCGACCAACATGAACGAGGAGCGTCTGTCAACCCTCCCAGGAACGTGGGGTGGACCCGCCAACTCGTTCATCAAGAATGGTGGGACGACGATGGGTGAGATTACCCACCATGCCAAGGACAGCAAGGCGTGGCACCGTGATCCGGCACAGAATCGTGGCCAGGGCCAGGGCGGTGCTCTCACTGCACCAGAGGGTCGTCCGGACTTCCAGAAGACTCGTCGGACGACCAACCGTCAAGAGACGGGCTACCGGGATGATAATCTGGGCGACGGCCCGGCACAGTTCTCTGTCGGCCAGGGCTACGACAGCACGCTCATGAACAACGGCCAGACGCGCAACACAAACAACCGTGTGAATCCCGATCGGGCTGCCAATCCGGGACGCATGAACGTTCGTCAAGACGCCGTCGGCATGGTGGGTGCTAATACGACGACCCGTCTCGAGGCGAGCTCTCTGCCCATTCGTCCGGCGGATGGGTCGCACGGTCAGCGTTACATCGTGCCGCAGTACCAGAAGGACAACATCTTCAAGGGGAACAGTGAGGCCAAGATTGATTTTAACCTGGCGAAGGATGTCCGTGCCAAGAACCCGTTGGCTCAGCCGGCCTTTGCGGACTATGCAAAGGCGTGAAAAAAAAAGGTTGACTTCTGTTAAATGAGCGGTGGCATTGTTCAACTCGTTGCAATCGGCGCTCAGGACGCATACTTGACGGGGAAGCCTGAGGTTTCGTTTTACCGGTCCACGTACAAGCGGTACACGCACTTTGCCAACTCGGTCGAGCGTCAGCTCATCCAGGGCACGCCGAGCGCAGGTGGCATCTCCACGATTCGTTTTGAGAAGAAGGGTGATCTGATGTCCTACGTGTACCTGACTGCTCGTGACTCGACCGGTGCGCAGGTCCCTCTGCTGAACTGGGCGAGCGTCATCGACAAGGTGGAGCTTCTGATTGGTGGTCAGGTGATTGACATGCAGGACGCATACTGGATGAACAACATCGAGCCGGTGGTCGGCGCGACGAACACCAACCAGCGTCTGCTGCCCAAGTACGACAGCGCGGTCACGCCGACGCAGGCTGGCTTCAACAACAACTCGTTCCAGGCGCTCAAGTTCTTCTTCTGCAAGGATTGGCAGTCTGCTCTGCCCCTGGTGGCTCTGCAGTACCACGACGTCGAGCTGCGCATCACGTGGGCGTCGACCCTGACTGCGACCGCATTCAGCGGTGCGACGTCTCTGACGCCCACCACCTACCAGGATTTGCAGTACATTCTCTGGACCAACTTCATCTACCTTGACCAGACCGAGCGTGACTACTTCTCCAAGACGTCCCAGGATATGCTGATCACCCAGGTCCAGCGTCAGTTTGTGCCGACCGCCCCTGTGATGGAGTTGGCCTTTGCTCACCCGGTCAAGTACCTGGCGTTCCAGTCCAACAACTACGTCCAGGCGTACACTCTGAATGCGACGAACGCATCCTCTCTGCAGCTCAAGACGCAGGTGAACGGCACGGACATTGGCGAGTCTCGTTCCCTGCTTTCGTGGGTGGATGCCAACCAGTATTACCACACGCCCAACGGCTACGCTCCGTACAGCGGTGCCGTCTCTAACGTGGCGATCGTGCCGTACTGCCTGGACACGTCCAAGCTGCAGCCGACTGGTACCCTCAACTTCTCGCGCATCGACACGTACCGCCTGATTACGCCGTCCAACATCACCCTGCAGAGCATCGTGCAGGGCACGACGTCTGCATCGACGGCTGCTGCCGGTATGGCTGCGTCTCCGTACATCTACGCGGTCAACTATAACGTGCTCCGTATCCAGAACGGTATGGGTGCCGTGTTGTATTCTTCTTAAAATCTCGCTAAAACCTAGATGAGTAGCGTCGGAGGTGCGCAGCTCTTAGCCGAAGGGCCACAGGATGAGTGGCTTTCAGGCACCCCCCAAGTTTCATTTTTTCGATCAGTGTATCGGCACAGCGTGCCATTCGGTACCGAACTCAAAAAAATGAATTTTGATGCAGATGGATCGTGTCGTTTTGACAGATACGGCGATCTCCTCGGGCCGTGTCATCTCACGGCGCACGACAAGGTGACTGGTCAGCTTGTGCCTTTGAACTCATGGGCCGGAATCATCGATTCGGTCGAGCTCGTTATTGGTGGTCAGCTCGTCGACACGCAAGACTATGTGTATTCGTCACAGGTGTGGCCGGTGCTCGAGGCGTCGACGTGGTCGCAACGCGAGGCAACGCCGACGGGATTTTACCCTTTGCATTTCTTCTTTTGTCAAGACTGGTCGCGCGCCTTCCCTCTGTGCGCACTCAAATACCACGATCTGACGATTCGTATCAAGACGTTGTCGACCACATACACAATCCAAATGTGGGCGTCGCTCCTCCATCTCAGCGAAGTCGAACGCAGTTGGTTTGTCGATCAGCCGCACCGGCTCCTCATCACGCAGTCACAACGTACACGCATCACTGCAGACCAGAACGAGTTTCAGCGTTTCGCCGGTCCGATCAAGTACCTGGCGACCCAGGTTTTCGATTACCAACGTTTGTTCATGCCTGTCACGGCACCGACGCCCGTGACGCTCGACACGACAACCACGCAAACGTACACGGTAAATTACTACAATCCGTACAATCAATCAATCACGTGGTCACATACAACTCCTCTACCGGCAGGAGTCACCGTGACGTCCCAGACAAACACACAACTCGTGTTTACGATTGCAGCCGGGACGCTCTTTGCTCCGACTGCATTGAATGTGACAGCAACAATAATAGCACCATAGAATATGAGCGCGACCTTCGTGCTGGCTACAGGTGTACGGCCAGTACTGAGTGCCGTAGACCAAACACTGGATACGACGACGCAAAAGACATTCCAGGTGCTCCAGACGGCTGCAACGTCAGGCACGGGAACCATTACGTGGTCATATTCACTCCCAGATGGAGTGTCCGTCTTTTCGTCGGGCGGGACCCAGATCACATTTTTGATTCCGGCGGGTTTCATCATACGACCACAGACGTTCACCGTGACGGCGACAAACCAGGTGGGTCAGCGGGCAGTCAAAACGTTCAGGGTTGCATCCGGTCCCAAACCCATCGTTATTTCGCCCGGACCTCTCACGTTTGACACGTCAGCAGTGGGACGTACGTTCAGGGTTGTTCAGACAGTCTCTGCAGCAGGTCTGATTGAATGGTCATACAACTTGCCTATGAATGTGAATGTCATCTCGTCCTCAAACGGTGAAATCATCTTTGGGGTGAGTGCCGGGAAGAATGTTCCACCAACAACCATGACCGTCTCAGCCACGAACGAAGCAGGTATCGCCTCGACTCCTGTGTCTTTTGATGTCAGTGCGTACATCGCCCCGAATGTCACGGGCGTGGATCAGTTTCTGGAAACGACAACGTACCAAACATTTAGCCTTGTACAGACGATACAACCGGAGGCGACTGGTCAAATCACATGGTCATACACGGGTGGTGGAAGTCCCTCCCTTGCTTCGTCGAACGATACACAAATCACATTTTCGTTGACCATCGGAGGTCCGTATCGCGATAACCTGCCATTCACAGTCACTGCGACAAACGTGCTTGGTGTCTCGGCGTCCAAAACCATCGTTTTGACATCCGGGTCCACGCCTATTCTGACATCTGCCGCCACAACCTTGATTGTCGACTCGAGTATCGCGCGCACATACACAATCAATCAGACTGTGGCTCCCTCTGCAACTGGTCCACTCACATGGAACGGTGGGTACCCGCCACCGACAATCACGTACACGAATCAGTCTGACACGGGCATAACACTCAACGTCGCCCAAGGGGCTATCATTTCAACACCGGCTGTTTTTTCCGTCGTTGCGGCGAGCGGTATCACGCGTCTGACAGCCACCCCTCTGCAGTTTTCCATCAGAGCTGCGGGAACACCCGTTCTCGTACCACCCGGTGCGCAGAATCTCGAGACGCTTACGGGCAACGCATTTACGATCGCTCAGTCTGCACCATATACCGGTCCCGTGACATGGTCATACTCCCCGCAAATCCCGGCGACACTCATAACGTCCGACAGTGGGATCACGTTTTCGTTAGCACCCGGAACGAGCTTTGCACCGACAACCGTCACCGTGACGGCGACAAACGTCATCGGTGTATCTGCATCTACAGTCTTCACGGTCACGGCAGCCGTGAAACCCGTGCTCGTATCACCTTTTCAGCTTGCGCTCGACACGACGACCCAACAGACGTTCACGATTGCACAGACATCCCCGGGTGCCATGTCATGGGTATACACGTTTCTGCCCGCCGGTGTGACAGCCACAACGGCAGACTCGGGGATCACATTTACCGTCGCAGCCGAGACGTACTTTTCAACCAAAAACATCGTGGTAGAAGCCATAAACCTTGCTCAAGTTTCAGGGGTTCTCGGCGTCAATCTATCGGCCGGTGTATCATCCGCATTCATCATGAATTTCGGCGCAACAAACATTGGTTCACCAACCGATGGCGGTGTCTTCCAATCGAATGCGCCTCCACCCGGCGCATCCTACCCATCCGCGTCACTCTTTCTCGCGTCGCCGTCCAACCCACAAACGTATGACGTGTACGGTCAGCCGTATGGAAACGGCGAGTACATCATGTCGGCATCGTCCGTGTCGACAAACATGTCAAACGCCTTTTCGTTCACTGAGAACGTCGAGTGGTCATCGTCGACCGGTGTGTACACCGCCGGTGTGTACACGGGGGCCCAAGTGACGTATGTTGACAGTGTCGCGCGCTCGGGCGAATGGATCCAACTTCAGATTCCAGATACAATCACGGTGACGTCGATCCAACTCATTGAGGTTGGCGGGTCAAATGCAACCAGCTATATCATCGCGGGGTCGAACGACGGTGCAGTATGGTACTCAGTCTATGAGGGCACGGGCAGTGCATCAGGCGCCGACTTTTTCACGACTGTGCTCAACGTCACGGGTATCACGACAGCATACACAACCTACAGGTACATTGCAATGGCGACTAATCCGGCGAGCACGTTGACAAGCCTCGGCGGCTTCCAGGTGATTGGTACCACCGGATACGTGTCGCCAAAGCTCGTCAATCCGCGGAAGCTCACATTCATCGTGACGGCCGAACAGCGCTTCGCGGTTCAGCAAACGTCCGATCCGACTGCGACTGGTCCGCTCGCATGGTCAACCACGCCATACATCACGGATAACAGTCCTTTGCCCGCCACCGTCACGACCCCAAACATTTCCATCGCAAATCCTTACACGAATGCGGTCGCTGGTTCATTCACCGGTCTCATCGAGTTGACTGACCCGAAGCTCGACGTTGACATTCTGCGTGCCGATTTTACAATTGAGTTTTGGGTCTACGGTACGTCGAGCACAAACTTTGGTACGATCATTTCACGTTCATCGTCGGTCGCACTGGCGGCCCCCTTTGATTGGCAGTTTTTCCAGGACACCTCGAGCACGTATTTCCAAATGAACACGTTCCGTGTTGGTGTTCAACGTAAGGTGCTCTCGCCATTTGTGTGGAACCATGTCGCAATTTCAAGTGATGGGAGAAACGTCGTGCTTTACATCAACGGTGTAAACATCGCACAGACTGCAATCATCGTGGGTTCTTACACTGTCGGTCGGTCGATTTTCATTGGCGGTGGAAACACGGGGACTCTCTTTTCTGGGTACCTTGCCGATGTTCGGATCGTCTCAGGCTTTTCAATGTACACGACAAACTTTTCAGTTCCGACTGTACCGCTCGTCCAGGCATCACAGGGAACGACGCTCATGCTTCTGCAAATCAAACCAACTCTTCCGTCAGGGTTTTCAATTTACAACGTCGCGGCGTCAGGCATCACATTTGCCATTGCGCGCGACACAATATTCACCAACAACTTTACGGTCCAGGTTCAGAATCTTACCGGCGGGGAATCAAGCGTGACGTTTTTTATTGACACGACGCCGACTCCACCCACCCTCTCTGCAGCAACACCCTTTGTCATTCCGACGTACGTGCCGACGACATTTTCAGTGTTTCAGACTGCATCACCGTTGCTCACGGGTCCGATTGAATGGTCATATACGACCCTTCCCATGGGTGTCACGGAGACGATCCCAAAGGATGATACACAAATTACATTTGCGGTTGTGCAATACGCCATGCCGTACCAACAAAGTTTCACGGTATCAGCCTCGGCTGATTTTGGTCTCACGAGTCTGATTGTTGTGTACACCGGGTACGGTGACACCCCCGTTCTTGCGAGCGCATCACCCTATGTCATTGCATCATCAGCCGGGACGACGTTTACGATCAATCAAACGGCTCTGTACACGGGGACGATCACATGGACGTACGGGGCACTTCCGAGCGGCGTTTCATTTTCGAGCTCGAACGATACGGGCATCACGTTTGCGGTTGCGACCGACTCGACGTCTTCGACGACCACTTTCAATGTATCGGCGACGTGCTTCTACGGCGCGTCAAGCACGAATGTGACGTACACTTCATCGCCTCCGGCCGGACCAGTCGGGTCGATCGGTCAATTCGGCTCGACGTCAAATCCGAGCATTTCGCTTTCGTGGACTGCCGGGTCAAGCGCCACGTCATACTCAATCGTGACGACTCCTGCGACGACGACCCAAACGACGTCTGAGACGTCGTATACATTTTCGGGTCTGAGTGCCGCGTCCGAATACACATTCACGATCCAGTCTGGTAACTCCATCAATGCATATGCATCGCCAGTCACGTCCGGAAACATGTACACATCAGCTTTGCCGACCAACCTGGTCGTCGGCTCAGTCTCTGGATCGAGCATTCCTCTTTCATGGACGGCGGGCTACGGCGTCACATCATACAGCATCACGTCGACGCCAGCGACAACGACACAGACGACAAGCGGCACCTCCCGCACATTCACGGGGTTGACAGGTGGAACACCATACCTGTTCACGGTTCAATCAGTCGTGCCGACTGGAACGGGTGGTAGCGTGAGTTCCATATCGTACGTGACACCGGCTGCGGCTGTCGCATCAATCACAAGCATTACCATTGCGAGTCTGTCGAGCGTCACCGTATCGTGGCCGGCAAGTGCGAGCGCGAGTTCATACTCGATCAGGACAACTCCGACAACAACCACACAAACGACGAGTGCGGTATCTCTTGTGAAGACGGGACTCACGATCGGTATCGATTATACCGTGAACGTCACATCAATCAACGCATATGGTACGGGTGGCGTCACAACATCTACGTCATTCGTCATTCCGACGGCGGTGACCAACCTTGCACTGGGCAACCAACAAATTACAACGGTCGATCTCGCGTGGACACCTGCATATGGCGCAACCGGATACTCAATCACGACGTCACCCGTGACAACGACCCAAACAACAACGAATCCAAACTATACATTCACGGGTCTGAGTGGAGGTACACTCTATACATTCACGGTCGTGTCTACCAACTCGATCGGATCAGGTGACTTGGCGTCATCTCCATCAATTCTCACCAGACCAGAGGCTGTCACGGGCATCACACCGAGCAATTACACTCTCACGACGGTTGACATGTCATGGGCGGGTGCAGCCGGTGCCGCGTCATACATCATCACGACGACGCCCGCAACCACCACGCAAACAACCACTGGAACGACACTCACAAAGACGGGGTTGACGGCCGGTACAGCCTACATCGTCAATATTCAATCCGTCAATGCGAGCGGAAACGGCGGGACTGCATCGTCAGTGAGCTTCTTCACACTCCCGGTGGCCGTCACAAACCTTGCGCTGAGTAATCCACAGATTACGACGGCCGATCTCACATGGACGGCCGCGTCGGGTGCAACGTCATACAAGATTGTGACGACGCCTGCTTCGACGATGCAGACAACATCTGGAACTGCATTCACAAAGACTGGGCTCGCGCCTGGGACGACGTATACATTCACGGTGACGTCAGTCAATTCGAGCGGTGAAGGCGGGTCGGTGATTTCATCCTCGTCCATCGTGACTCGTCCGGCCGCCGTCCTCAATCTGACAACGCTCAACCCACAAAACACAACCATGGGACTTTCGTGGACGGCATCCCCGAGCGACATTCTCGTCACGTACACCGTGACCACATCACCAGTCACAACCACGCAAACGACGACCGGAACGACGCTCACAAAGACGGGACTCAGTGCCGGTGTTCTGTACACGTACTATGTGCTTGCAACCAACGCCTCGGGTGATGGTGGAACATCAAACACGTCCAGGATTACTTTGCCGCCCCAAGTCACGAGTTTAGTAACGAGTGGTCCCCAACAAACCACGATGGGACTCACGTGGACGGATGCGCTCGGCGCAACGTCGTACTCGATCGCAACGTCGCCCGCTGTCGTAACATCTCCTCAGACAGCATCACCGGGTGGCGCATACACATTCACGGGGTTGACTGCCGGTATTCAGTACACATTCACCGTGACGTCGATCAACGCGTCAGGTTCGGGAACCGTCACAGCATCTCCTGCCGCCGTGTACACGCTTTCACCCGCCGTCGCAAGCGTCACGACGACTAACCCATTGACAACCACCATGGATCTCACGTGGCCTGTATCGACCGGCGCAGTGTCATACAGTGTCACGTCAACGCCAACGACAGTAAGCCCCCCTACGACGCAGACATTCGTAATCACCGTTTCAAACCCCGGTGGTGGGAATGTGTTCTTTGTCGATGGCGTCAATAGACCAACACTTACACTCCTTCGTGGGAGTGTCTATACATTCAATCAAGCGGACGCATCAAACTCGACTCACCCAATTGCATTCAAAATTGACGGGGGATCTAATTATACTACCGGCGTTGTCAGCACTGGTACACCGGGGTCGAACGGCGCACAAACAGTATTTACGGTTGATCAGGGTGCGCCATCACAGCTTCGGTATTATTGTACCGTACACGGCGAATATATGGGGAGCACTATATCAATTGTCGATCAACCGACTGCACAGACGCTCGCGCCCGGCGGGACGTTCACGGGACTTACCGGCGGTATCGTGTACACATTTACGGTTGCGGCAGTCAACTCGAGCGGGTCGGGTGGAACGACGACGTCCGCATCCAGAATTACGCGGTCGCTTCCACCGGCAAGTCTGACACCTGTTGCTGCCATTGCAACGTCGTTCATCGATTTGTCATGGCCGAGCGCGGTTGGCGCCGTATCATACACAGTCGTTTCAACACCGACAACCTCCACATTCTCTGGTGTGACGCCGACGAACCTCCGTTTCAGCGGACTGGCGAGCGGGACGAGCTATACATTTACCGTGACGTCAGTGAATGCATCCGGAACGAGCGAAACGTCACGGACCTCGGTGTCCATGCTTACGCTTCCGGATCCGCCGACGAGTATCACACCGAGCAATGCAACCACGACCACGGTCGATCTCAATTGGTCTGCAGCGGTCGGCACAGACACGTACACGATCACGACGACACCCGTCTCGACGACCCGAAGTCTTCTCACAGGTACGTCATACACGTTCCCCAGTCTTTTGTCCGGAACATCGTACACATTCACGATTCGGTCGGTCAATGCATCCGGTACAAGTCCCACGGCGACAACGTCCGTGGCATACTTTACAATCCCGGTGGCTGTCACGACGCTCAACACGTCTGGTCCACAGCAGTCATCGATCGACCTTTCATGGACGGATGTCACGGGCGAGTCTCAATATACAATCACGTCAACACCGTCAGTTGGGTACACGGCTACTCTCGCGGCAAACACGTCAAGTGCGACGTTTCCAGCGACCGGGAGCGGATACGCACTCACGGCAGGTACGTCTTACGTGTTCCGGATCACCCCATCCAACTCGAGCGGTGCCGGTGCATTCACGGATTCCGTCGCTCGATTCACTTTGCCGGCTGCGCCCACACTTTCAGCAACGTCCATCGGCGGTGTATTTACGTCGATCCAAAGAACTCAACTCACGGTCAACTGGATCGCACCGGCGATCGGCACAACCACAGGGTACTACGTGTCGTGTCCCGGTCTGACGACTCAAACAATCACGGCACCGACCACCTCGGCGACATTCACAGGTCTGACGACCGGAACGTCGTACACATTTACCATTCAGTCGATCAATGCATCCGGTGGTGGTGGTTCAATCACCACGGCAGCAGTGTTTACCCTACCGGACGCGGTGACGACACCGACGACGAGCGCATACGGTCTCACGACCATGACTGTTGGCTGGACGAGTGCGACGGGTGCAACGTCATACACAGTCTCGGCCGCCGTTTCACCGGCAGGTGGAACCGTTCCGACGACCCAAACAATCACGGCACCGACCGTCGCGGCAAACTTTACAGGTCTGTCTTCGGGGTACAGTTACACGTTCACAATTTCGTCACTGAACGCATCTGGTACGGGCGACCTTACCGCGTCACCAACAGCCGCCAAGACGCTTTCGCCGGCACCGGGACAACCGACACTCACGGGGTTCAACGCTGCGTCCGGTGGAACGTCTCAGATCCAAATTGCAGTGTCGTCCTTCGCCCAAGGCGCAACCAGTAACATCTTCACGTCATCACCTGCATCCACTACAACGATACAGACGTCGGCAGTCTACCCGTACACATTCACAAGTCTCAGTCCAAACACGTCGTACACATTCACAGCCCAGTCTGTCAATGCGAGCGGGTCCGGTTCGACGTCCATCGCATCAGCCGCTCTATTCACTTTGCCAAACCCAGTGACCCTTTCGGGAACCGACATTGGCGGTGTGTTTACGTCGATCGCACAAGCACAGATGACTGTCAACTGGAATGCACCTACTGGTGGTGCGTCGACGTACAGTGTCAGTATCGCAACAACAGACGGTGGGTCTCTTCCTGCCAGTCAAACAGGTATCACCAGTACGTCCGCGACCTTCTTGACGCTCACACCCGGAAAGACGTACAACTATACAATCACGGCAGTCAACTCGGGTGGAAACAGTTCGACCGTCACGACAAACAACGTCCAGACGCTTTCGCCAGCACCTGGAACGCCAACACTCAGCGGTGCAACCAAAACGTCGATCGTCGTCACATTCAGTGCGGCAACCGGTGCCGCATCATACCTGGTCACGTCATCACCG